TGTAGCTTGCCCAGTAGTAATGCCCACCTTAGCACTATTGGTGCCTATGGCAACTGCCTGCAATCCAGTAACACTAGTAGCAGCAATGCCCAGTAAAGTAATCTCTGCTGCTGTTTGGTCTGCTGTGGCTGAGGTTTCAATACCGTCTAGCTTGTCACCGTCTGTGCCTACGTTGCGACCGTCAAAGGTGCTATTAGTAGTTACAGCGCCAGTTAGGGCACCACCGCTCTTAAGTAAGAAGGTAGTTAACGGTAGAACTGAGATTGCATTCGTTACATAGGACGTAGTAGCTAATTGATCACTATTAATAGCAGCACCAGCAGTAGGCGCTAAGGGAATCCCTGTAAACACAGGTGAGAGTTTGTTAGACTTAGTGGCTGAGGCTGTGACTAAATTATTAAACTCAACATCAAACTCAGCCCCTTTAATAGTCTTTAGAGGGTTACCTGAAGCTAGAGTATCTTTTATTGCAAAGTCTGTGGTTTTAACATAATTGGTCATTTAGAGCACCTTACCTTGTTTAGCATATATTGTTAGTCTTTGTAGACTCACGGGGTTACCGTTAATTTGGGCCGTAAAGCCTATCTGTAGAATGTTTCCTGATCCTTGTGCCGGTGCTGCTATATCGTTAACTAACACTCCACCAGCGTATGAGGCTAGATTAAATTCTGACACGTCAAACTCTGATTTTTTAGCACTTGCATCCAGTATAAATGTCTGTGAGAACACTGCAGGCTCATAGTCATAGCCTACTTGTAGTGCAAAGGTTTGCCCTGTAATACCTACTGTAGTTGCGGATACTCTCTTGACAATCTTGTTAACATCAGTCATGCCCAAGTCAAAATAGTTACTAGCATATTGCATCTGGTACGGCAAACCATTATCTAGGTTAGAACTGTAAGTTGCTACGCCATCAACTTGCGCGTAGAATAACTTTGTTCCTATTGTCAAATAGCCTTTAGGAGGTGATGAGTTCCACAGTGTTACCCTGAAGGACCCATCTTCTAGCTGAGTACGTGTATCAAAACAAAAGGTCTGTACTGTAGCAGGTAATGTAAGTAAGTAAAAAGAATCGCTGGGGGCATATACTGATTTGACGTTGTTTAAGTTTTCTAACTGTAAAGCAAGTATTACATCGTCACGTACATTCTTAGATACGTCTCGCATTGGCTGCGACTTTTCTTGTATAGTACGGCTTAATGAACGCACGCCAGCATTACTTAAAAAGAGTATGTCGCCCCCTGTATTTTGCACTGAGTCTCTAGCAATACAGCCAACACCTTCTATGACCTCAACTAAAGTAAGAGCAGTAGTGTTTATTGCGCCCTGGAAGTTATCATTATCACCATATACTATGATGTTGTTTTTACAAAAGATAATAAGAAAACCGTTGTGCGCGCCCAGCGCAACTATTTCATCCATGCCCTGCGTAAGTACGCTGGATATGTCAAGAGTACCCGCAGTGCCACCTTCGAACTTGTGACCATCTAGAACATCAGTAAAGTACACCGTAGTCTTGTTTGCTGTAGTGTCAGCGGCCCATAAGCGACCGTAGGCGGCTAATACAGTGTTAGCACTAGGGTAGCCTTCTGATGCGTGCGTGTGGGCAGCATATGATTCAAAGGCTTCAGAGCCGCCTTCGTTAGTATATATTAAAGGTATGTAGCCGCGCTGGTAAAAGTATTGATGATCATTAAGTGTGGCTGACTGCCAATTACCATCCGCTAAAGTGTCTGTGGTTACTGGTGTAATTGTAGTAAGATCTTTGGTTCCTTTGTAAAATGCTGTCTTACTCCAGTTTATTTGTGTGGCTAAACCGGTAATGTCTATAAAGTTAGTCATGCCTATCAGGTTTATATCTTGGTTACCCCCTGCAGTACCGTCTAAAGACTCACTTATGGTTTCCCAGCCTTTACGGGCACTTAATCGTCCTTGCTTGTCTATTACTGAGTTATCAGCCTTGAGTGCAAAACCATCCTGAAGTGTTACTCCAGACTCTTGAGTATTTAAACCAAAGAATGCTGGTGCAGCAATAGAGGACGCTATTAAGGGCTTAGCCATTTTATACTGCCTCCCAAAGTGTATCTTCAGGGTGCTTATTTGCATCAATAGCTATGGCATCGGATAAATAGTTATTTGCTAATGACATCGCTGACATAGGAGACACACCACCGTCTTCTCCACGCTCCTCAAGAGCCATTGCGTAGGCCATAGCCTGCACAGGTAAGAAAGGTACCTTTATTGTGTCGGTGTCCGCTAAGATGTCTGGTGAGCGTTTAACAAGCTTTACAACGACACTGTAGACTGCATCGGGGACTGGGTAGATTTTAATCTTAGTGTCGCCATTAGAATCTAAACCATCAAAGGTGTAACAGTTCGGTGTTGCTTGCGCAGGGTTGGGATTGAGGAATATATCAGTAAACTTAACGGCTGATTTGTATCCCATAAACGAGGTGCTTGTGGCATTTACAATGCTCAGTACAGTAGACTTATCACCTGACCCTGTGATTGCATAAGAAGACTGACCTACTGCTGTGGCTATTGTAACGCTGTCACGTAAGCCTGACCAATTCCAGGCACTCTCTACCGACTCTATTGAATCATGTACAAATATACCTATGAGCTTAGAGTAGCTATTATCGGCGATAGTGACAATTTCTTTTTCACGTAAGCGTATTAATATGTTGTTAACTAGCTGTTTGTATGTTTTCATTTGGCTCCTTTAATAACATTTGATGCCTGTACTCCAAATGAAGCACTAACGATAGCGGCCCAAGAAGTTGTGATGGGTAAAAACAAACCAGATAGCATGTTGGCTGCCTCACTAGCGCCTTCCACATCCCCAAAGCTAAATGCTACCATAAAGCTAAGACCTACCATTGCTATTAAGTAGAACCCGTAAGCTCTACAAGCAAATCGTGATAAGTCTCGTCTCATTTTACCGTTTGGATCTAAAGTCTTAATCATCAGACTCTTGGCTTCCGCAGACTCCATGTCTGTTTGTATCCATTCAGAAGCTAGTTTTTCTACTGACTTAATTACTCCGCCTCCGATTAAACTTGAAATCCAACTCATGTTTTAATAGCCCTTAGTTGCTTTCTTTTTCTTCTTCTTTGGTTTGGCTGGTGGTCTACCCTTAGTAGTTCCGTATGTTCCTTTACCTTGAGGCATAATATTTCTCTCTATTAAGTTAAGTTAGCTTTCTTTTTAGCAGTGGGTGACAGGTCTTTCTTATGAAACAAATCTTTACTTGATTTAGTATGTTTTGCTCCTGTCATGGCCATGCCTTTGGTCTTATGCACTGCACCTTTATGTTCAGTACCATTCTTTAAATAATGCTTAACGCCTTTCATGTTATCACCACTTTTCTTTGTTAGCCCAGTATGCTGCACTGGTCTTGCCTTTAGCAATGTTCTTAGCGTGTCTAGCTTTAAAAGACTTACGTTTAGCTTTCATTGTATCAGACTCACCTGCTTTAGGTTTACCTGCTGTACTAGCACCTTTCTCACCAAAGCGTATCATACGGTCTTTACCATCATCTTTAATCAAGACTACGTGTGATTTCTTACCCTTGGTTGATGCTTTGGGTTTGTTATAACCTGCAAAAGTCTCACCTCGGTACGTTACTGCCATTATGTGCCCTATAATGTAAAAAAGGAGCGTCAAGTGTTGTACAAGAAGCTCCTTTTTTTGGTTTAGTTAATGTTAACCGTTTACAGCTAGCAAGAAACCTGTCTCTGGACGTAGTACCTTAGTACCGTACAAACGGTCAGCAGTATACAATGTTCCTAAGAACTCTTGCTTATACTGAGTCTGTGAGCGAACACCCTGTTGTTCTGCAATTACCATGGTGTCCTTATGGCCTAACATAGCACCTCGGATTTGGCCACCACCTGCAGCACCGTTCTGACCAGCGGTTTCAGTAATAGGGCAGTTAGTTGAAACAAAGATGTCAACGCCATACAACTCACCAATCTTACCGCTAACTACGCCACGGCCATTAACAAAGTCGCTAGATACATAACGCTCTATACCCATTAGTGCATTACGTAACGCAGGTGGGATAACTAAGAAGCGACCGTCCATAGGCGTGTCTGCATCGTCTAACTTTTGGATCATATCACGGAAGAACTTGTCCGTAAATACGTCTGTTGGTACTACCGTGTCATCAGTGTAAAGTGTAGTTACTCCGTCAGCTTTAGGATAGAATGAATTTGTAGTTGTAAATACTGTACCGTTACCAGTACCAAAGCTCTTCATAAGGTTTAATAGATCATCGTCCACTTGTTTGCCTAGGGCATAACCAGCGTCACCAGTGTAGAACTGACGTAGCGAAGCAAGTGCTTGTACAGAAGTAATGTCTTCAATCATACGTGAGTATTCAAAGTGTCGGTTAATGATAACCTGTACTTCCGTCTCAACGTCAGCTTGAATGGTTACTGCTGTTTGTGCTACCTTAGCGTTAGCGGAACCACGTGTAGGCTTAGGAATATGAATTGTATCCCCTTTCTTGCCTTGCATGGAGATCTTTTTAATCAAGGGAGCTACAACTAAGTTCTGCTCATAAGCTGCAATTACTTCGTCAGACCAAATCTCTGGAATAAACGTAGCTGCTGAAGTGTTATCTACTGCACCAGCCTGATTGGGGTATACTGAATTAGCCATTTTTAATGTCTCTATATATTAGGTTATTTCACCCTTTTCTCTGCGTATGCTTTTGTAATATCGTCAGAGAGCGCTAAGTAGCGTTCGGGATCAGTTTTCATAAGTTTAATAATATCAGCGCGTCTATAGATTTTCTTGGAAGTGCTAGAGTCTGGATTACCTCGTGTGTAGCCCGTAGACCCCTCTTTAACAGCCTTTTGCCTTCCGTCTTTCTCTGCCTGTAGTGTCTGCTTAATAGCTCCTGAGCGATCTTTCCATAAGGAAAACAACTCATTAGCTGCTTCTACATCAAAGTGCTGATCTGCCGCGACAAACATCTTTGTCCTAATGTTAGAGGCTTGAATCCACTCAGAAAACCGAGGATCTGTTACAATCTCCTGCATGTCTGGGTGACCTTCTTTCAAACGTGCCATCGAAGTTTGCTGATGATAAGCTCTCGTTGACTGTTCGGCTGCTCTAACTGAAGGGTGATTATCTATAGCGCGACTCATAGCCTTTTCAGGGTCAGAGTAGAAATCTATATCTTCATCTGTGTCAGTTGCCTGTGTAGGCCGCTGATCGTTGAGTTGTGTGTTGATATAACTGTCTACAACATTCCTTAAATCACCTACTTCAGAGCTTTGGCGCCCTAGGAGCTTCTCAGCCTCTTGGTGCATCCTAACTACATCTTCTAATGACTTACCGCTGTATTTGTCCGGTACTTGTGACTCAGGGGACGCTTGTGGTACAGGGTTGTCTTGTTCAATAGATTCCTGTGCCCCCAACGTAGTTCCTTCGTCCATACCTTCTAAGCTATCAAAACGCTCATTGTTTAAGTCCTCATTTTCGAGGATAACTGCTGCCATATTGAACTCCGTACCTTAGTATTGTGGAGATAGTAAAAATGAAAGATCCTGTGTTACTCAGGGTTGGCTTTCTCTGCTTTTGCTCTACCACGCTCATGGTTCCTAGCCCATTTAAGACTAGCTCCTGCAAAATCGCCAGTGAAAGGCTCAAGTACAGGTCGTGGTGAGGAAACTTGTCTGGTTGCTAGACTACTACACTCTTTGCATTGCATTGAGTCCGGTGATCCTTTAACCATATGTTCGTGAATATGTCCTAAGACACATTTATAGTCATAAAACTTATACATCGCTGTAGTTGTCCTGTATAGGATCATCTACTCGTTGAAACTCTTCTTGTCCCAGCCTTGTTGTTTCTTCTAGATTAAGTATGGTGCCTAGGATATTAAGTTGTCCCTTACGAAAGTAAAGATCCTTATCATCCTTAGTGCTTTCAACTGAGTTAATGAGAGGGAGGTTAAGATTTAAGTCTTTAATAAGAGTGTGCCACCCTTCCATACGAAAGAGTTCCTGCATATCTTTAAAGTAAATCTCTAATTCATTATCTGTCATATATACTACCTATTATACCATGGCTGTTTAAAAAAGTCAAGTTATTTCTTTACTTTGGTTTTGTTTTGTGTTAGCTCCTCAACCTTTATTTCTAGAGAGGTAATCTTGTCTAACATTACTTTATAACTATCGTTTACTTGTTCAACTATTTTTTCTAGTTCTCTATGAGATACCATTGTTGTTCCTTTAGTTAGGGATTATAAAAAATATACTGATTAAGATCTTCAGACAGGAAGGTTTTCTGGACTAAACCACGTGGGCATAAATGCTCTGTCACAACAGTTATAGTGTCGTAACGAACTTTATCCCACTTAACTTTTAAAGCTATATGACCAGCGCCTTTTTTCCTATCCATATCGAAGTTATCATAACCGTCCAGTGTCTGCCACTTTAGAGACTTCTCTCTGCCATCTAAGCCACCGTAAACATACAATGTCCTAAAGGTACAATTGCCTTCAACGTAATCAGCGGATATGTAAAGGTCATTGTTCTTAGGTGCAATATTTACACGAGTTAAGCTGTGATAAGGCGGATCTGGTGTTGCATAATTCATTGCTAAGAAAGAAAGGTAACCAATAGTAAGCATTATTAACATTTCTAGAGTGTAACGCTTAATTGTTTTTCTTGTTTTATTTATCAAGCCCACCTCCAATAACGAACCAACAAGCAGCCGCTATAAACACAGAACCAATTGCCTTAAAAGCCCATCCTCGCGTCTCTACTATACCGTTGACTGTAGTTCCTACAACAGTGGCTTCACCTTTGACTAAAAGAAGATCCTTTTCCACTTTTCTAAACTCATCATTTAACTCGTCAAGCTCAGCGTGTAACTGTTTAACTTTATACTCCAGCTGATCCACTTGGTACGTTAATTTGTCTTGTGTCATTATCATAATGTCCTTATAAAAGTGCGGGTATTAGTTTAACATTGTTCATTAGTTCTGTTTGATTCTGTTGTATCTCGTCAGTGTCTGTTTGTATTGCAGTTATTTTAGGAAGTGCTGTAGTTGTGTAAGTCGTTAGATTAGTCAAAAGAGTTCCTATACCAGTGTTATCCGGTGCAACAGTATTGAATCCTATAGCTGTAGCAAAGTTACCCTGGTTTGTCTGTAGATCGTTAGTATCTGCTAATACTTCTGCAATCTGAGCAAGTTGTGTGCTTTGCGCTGATGTTAGTGCAGGTACGTTGTTATCAACTGGCGCTACAAATATAATGTTTCTCCATACTACATCTAAACCATATTCACCGGTTGTTGGCTGTCTCACTGGATAAGCTAAGTCTGCACGATATATTCTCCTGTTATCCGTTTGACGTACAGAGGCTGTTGCAGTGCTGTCTAAGAACAAAGAAAGCACTGAAGTATTAATCCTAAAGTTAGCTTCATCCAAGGCAGTTATAACGCCAAAGAAGTCGGCTATGCCTTGGCTAAGTGTGAGATTATATTTCCACCAAGCATAGAACTCAGCGATAGTAAAGTTCTGATTTATATTTAGGTTGACATCAGTATCCGCATAGTCAGCAGTAAACTTTGTGACTGCAGTACCATCTATTCCTATATCATCAGTATATACAGTGTCTATAGCTTGGGCAGCTAACACAGACCAGCCTGCAGTGGTGGCAACTGTGGTGGTCTCAAACTCTAAATAACTCGTTGTTCCCACCGTGTATGTAAGCCTCGTCCGTACAACGTCACCTACTGAGTAATCAGTTCCTTCAGCGTACGTTTGAATGTAGGAAGTAGTGTTATTGTAGTCATTGACAATCTGTAGGTTTGTGGTGACATTAAAGATCTGCAAACGAGAACCAGCTACTATGTTAGTAACGCTGATGGAGCGTAGGTCTTGGATAACAATGTTTGGGCCTTGGTTTCCTGCTATAGTTGAGTTGACACTTTCAATAATGACAGCACCGCCCGAAGTGTTAGACACTGCTGCAATAGTAGAGTTCTGTATCTGATATGTGCCTGCTACAGTAAACTCAAGTACGCCTGTGACATCTACATTATTAAGTGTTGTAACTGAGTTTCCCTGTAGCCTTAGTGAGCCATTAATTGTTGATCCATTTATAGTGGCACCATTACACACAACAAAGGAACCAGTGTTTAAAGTAAAGTTCCCTGTGGCTGTAACACTGCTTCCTAAAGTAAACGTACCCATCCCTGCAAAGTTACCGCTAAGTGTACACGTAGAGTTGTTTGATAGGTCAAAGTCCCAAGGTGCTGCTGTTCCCCAGGAGTAAGAGCCTGACAAGACTACAGTGTCCAGTGCACTATCTCGCATCTTTAAGTAGACACGCATAGCGTCAGTGGTCAGTCTAAAGTTCTCTTGCTTAGCAGTGTTTGATGAAGGCGACACAACGCTCACACCAGCGTCATTAAAGACAGTAGCGTCAACTCCATTTCCTAGGCTAAACGCACAGGGTACAAAGAATGATGATCCTGCTTTAGTTATCCAAAAACCAATTTTGTTTGTGTAGTCAGTTCCTTGTAACAGAGTAACAGCATCATCAAAGTTAGAAGTGCCTGTAAAAGTAGGTAAGCTAGCGGAAGTCTTTTCGGTATTGAATATGAATGATCTCTGGAAGAAACACTCACCAAACTGGTTTCCTACGATGCCATCATGTACTGTAGCTATGCCATAGGCGGATACTTGAGTCTGGTCAAAATTACCCACTGTGTTGTTTTGTGTAGTATTGGCCATGTCAATACACAGCGTTACAGGGCCTGCTTGTGACGCTGCAAATGGTGTATCGTTGCCGCCCACAAAAAACTCTCTATAATTATTTTTAGGATCTGGGCCACTGCCTAACCAGAACCTAACGCCACCTGCCGCTAGAGTATCGACTTGGATTCGGTTAGGTGCGTTAAACTGAAGACTCCATATAAATAACCTATTACCAAGAAACATATCTATGCTTCCAGGAGTCGATTGACCCGCCGTGCCGAAGAACACACC